TTGGCTCATACCAAGACCTTCACTATCATTACCAAACTTATATGCATGCGTATAATGTGTCTCACCGCTTCGATATCTAGGCTGTAAATCAGCTCTTAGCTTTGGAAATTTAAGAGTTGTTGACCCATTGAAGAATAAAGATTGGAATATATCTAAATCCAAACTTATAATCTTTTCATTTACACCACCCTGAGATAGTACTTTATCAACTCCATATTTGACCATACGAGTCATTAACTCACTGTCCTTATTTGAAGAATACATGTCAATATGGTTATTTGTTTCACTATCAAAAAAGAACAATCCATTATATTTACCATCATTGTAAGTGCTTTGGTATGGTATAAAGTCTACCCATTCAATCATAGGGTTATTGACCCATTCACTATCAAAGATAGAGTCCATAGACTTTTTACGATAGTATATTTTACCATTACCATCAGAGTCTGGGTACAATACTCTAAAGTGTGGATTGTACCCATTTTCAGTATTTCTTACAGTAGAATCAGGGTAATATCCTACAAGTTGTGATTGAATTGTTAGTGAATGAAATAAGCCATAGTTGATACCATCTGAGTCAGTCAAGGTATAATTTTTTCTCCTTGCAGCATAAGACTTATTTTTCTGTCTTAATAAGACACGAAAATTGATTACATTTATAAACTTATTAACATCATCAGCCATTAGATATCTGCCTCTACAAATGTTGCACCATGACGTTTAGCTAACACTTTGTATATCTTAGCCTCTGGACCAGTAACGTCATACCTCTTATTGATATGTATCGTTGTAGGTATTCTCATAGCCAATGCTAAGAAAGACATTCCACCAAGGGTGCCGTGGAACTCTTTACATTTTGACATTTGTCTAATTGTTTTATCTAGTTTACCTTCAAAGCGATTGAAGTCATATGTATCACTATTTTTAGCAATAAACTTTTCTTTGTATCTAGATGATATAGTTTTTGTTGGGTCAGTAGATGAAAAATGGTAGCCAATTAGTTCAGGCTCTCTTAATTTATAGAGTGTCTCTGGTAATGACCATCTTGGGTCTAAACATGTATGTAGACCAACAGGATATCCTAAGTCATTATGTGCTACACCAAATGAGTCAGCATGCTTTATAAATTCACCATAATCACCTGGCTTTGCTAAACTAAATCTTGTTTTACCATCAAAGCCTAAGCCTTCGTTAGCAGGTATATAAGATTCATAAATGATAGGGTCAGTAGGTAAGGCATCCATATATCTAAGACCTTTAAAATTTTCTTGTAAATCTGCCACTCTAAATACTTCTTTACCACCAATCTTTGGGTGATATACAATTGGCTGTCTTGAGTGGTAATTCATAGCAATTAAACCTGCTATACACAAATTGTGTGCTAAACCAAAATGGTAGTATGGTGCTTTACCTGTACCAAATTCTGGTTTACCTAGCTGACGTGTGAATGGTTGTAACTCATATACGTACCTAATGATACGATTTTTAGAGTCAAATAACTCTTGTTTTCTTTTGCCTTGTGCAAATACTTTATTTTTCCTAGTAGTACCGTCCATAATATATTTATTAGATATCTGTATAGTAATTAGTTTTACAAAAGTATTCGTAAGTCCTTAATGAATTACCATTCTCATCAGTGCCATGCATTCTAAATAATTCACTAGTCAACATATACTTATTGAAGTGTAAGAAGTTCCTACACTCTTCAACAGTTTCAAACTGATGGTGTGGCCAATCAGTCTCATAGTTTTGTGGTACATTTTCATACCATAAGAGTGCAGTTAAGATTATTGCAAATTTCATTTTTGCCAGCCTTTCATTACATCATCAGAAAAGTTATTGTATGAGAACTCTAACCTATCTACAAATTTAACAGCTTCACCCTTCTTAGCATTTATTGCTACAAAACCCTCAGGGTTAGAAACTTTAAATCCTTTTGATGTCTTAATGAATTGCTTTTGCTTATCTAATGACACTAGTTTTTTAATTATTAATACCTTAGCTTGTGTAATGTAATCAACAAACTGGAATGCTTTTTTCAGTATATCAGCATTTTTACCTAAGTCACTACGTAATTGTGATTTGGCTGCTAATTTAGTCTCTTTGGCTGCATCAGTCTTAACTTTACTAACTACCTTTTCTTGGTAATAGGTATCTACATACTCAATATAGTCTTTTACTGGATTTTTCTGTGCAGTTGGTAATCTACCTTTTCTAATATTAGAGTTTATATAAGTCTTAATACCTGCACCAACAGCAGTAGATGGTATCATATCCATAATAGCTTTTAGTTTATCGAATCCACCTATTTGCTGTTCAGCCAGTGCAATAAGACCTTCTACTTTACTTTTCTCTTCTTCTGTAAATGCTACATTTGCACCTTTAAAAAATGCATCATCCATCCAGACAGAACGTGTTTGTTTTAGTCTCTTTACATTTACACCAAACTTAGCTCTCATACTTTGTAGTGTTTTACCAGAGTATGTGGTATGCCAAACTACACCAATGTCAGCATTTCTAATATTTTTACCAACTTCACTTTCTACATCCCAGGCATATACTATAGTGTTTGGATGTACTGTGATAAATCTTTTGCCATCAATGGTCTCATACTTTTGTTCACCCTTTGTGAATAGTAAATCACCTTGTATGACTACACCTTTGGGTATACCTATCTTTTGGAATTCTTTATGTGCTATTGCTAACTTATCACCAGTTGCAAACTTACTTTTATCTGCAGGACCTTTGTACAATAACGGTGTTTTATTAAATGCGCCCTTTGTAGATACAAAGAACTTACCGTCATCAGGGTCGATACCAGCAAAAATTGCTGGTGCACCGTCCCATTTAAGTGTAAGTTTAGTTTCGCCTGTACCTAGACCATTAACAATGTTTCTACATGACTCGATAGCTGCTTGTGCACCTTTATCTCCTCTTTCAAATAGGTCTTCATCAACATGAGTGAGATGTAAATTTTTGCCACTATCAGCTGCCTCATTCAAAAACTCTCTAACCGAATTCATGTCCTGCTACTCTTTTCATTTGCTTCTTAAACTCTGCGAAATCAGGTTTGTCCTTATACAGCTTAATACTGATTTCATCACGTTCTTTACCCTTTATACGCCAATTGTAGCCTTTTTTCTTGTGTTCTGGGTCAGTAGTCTTTACAACACGTCTTTTAAAGCCATCTTCCCATTTCTCTGTTTTTTCGTCTATACTTTCTGACTTTTTGTTTTTGTCTATCCATGCTTGATATACTTTATGTGCTGCACCTAAGTCCTTTTTCTTTTCAGGGTCTTTAGCTCTACCTGCTGCTACTTTGGCCCTTTGAGACATTGCAATTGCTGCTTGCATTTTGTGAGCATGAGTCTTACCTGACCCTTCAATTTTATTAATTGATTGTTTAGCTTTAGCTGAGTCGGTAAAACCCAAACCATGAATTGTACCTTTAGGATTTTCATCCGTATATAAGTCGCTATGCTTATCACTACCAGCTTTTTGACCAGGCTTTCTTGGAATTCTTTCATCTGCTTCTTTAAATGTACCAAAACTTATTAGCTCCCTATTAGATATGATTTCAAAGTATGTTTTAGATTCTCTATCATTAATTTTATTATAGTTTTTTAGTTCTACCTCAGACATAGTTGGTCTATATGTAAACACTTTATCTTTAGGATTAAGCATGATTTGACCAGTAGTTCTCATCACACCTTTACCTTTGTTTATACGTATTGGATTTAATTGTGGATTGCTTTTGGGTGCTACACCTAAAGCATTTAATAATGACTGTGGGTCTTTTGCTTTCTTAACTTCAGCAGTAGCTATTTTTAGTCTGCTTTCAGATGATACTCTATCTGGCTTTTGTTCTGGGTCAGACATTTTGTAGCCAGTCCACGGTAGTTCAATACCATGATTAGTTCTTACACATATATCTTTTGGATTAATTTTCTTTACAATACTGTGGTATTTTTGGTCTGGCTTTTCGTAATTAGTATATGCTGCTTCTATAAGATAACATACTTTACCGTCAGTAACGAGTGTATTGCCTGGGATTTGTGATTGTAGTAGACTTTTAACTGCTGCATCTACAGTCTTTTGGTATAGTGCTCTTCTAATTCTTTGTCCATCAGGTGATGTCCAGTTCTGAGAATCAGATGCTCTACTACCACCTTCTTTCTCATCTTTTTTTACCATGACTGATGCTGAGACTATAGCAACACCATGTTCATTTAGGCCTTCACTATAGCCTGTAGTAGTATCTCTTAGGAATAATATTTCAATGCCTGCTCTTTGTGACTGGACAAGCTTAACTTCAGTAGGATAGTTTCTATCTCTGTTTTTGACTAATATCCAACCTGTATCTTTAAAATGCTTTGCAGCTACAACACACATTTACTCACCGTTTAAACGTGAGTTCACTACATCCCAATTGATAATTTCAAATACCGAGTCTATAAATGCCGCTCTATCATGACCGTAAGTATATGCATAAGCATGTTCCCAACAATCAATAATCAAAGCTACATTTTCTATGATTCTGTAATTTGGGATTATGTTTACATACCCTTGCATGTTCATAAATACCCAGCCAGAACCTTGTAGCCTAGAAGCTTGTTCTTGAACCTGCTTCTTAAAATTCGCAAAATTGCCATAACGTTGGCCAATAATATGCTCGGCTTTACCAATAGGAACATTGCCATCTCTACGTTCCCTTAAGTTATCGAAGTACAATCCATGAAGATGTGCTCCGGCCTTATTAAAAGCAAAATCACCAACACCATTATTAAAATCATCTACTAACTTTCGATAAATCTTATTATAATGTACATCAAAACCAACTTCGTTAATTGCTGGTTTCAATTGGCCTATATCGTGACCAAACTTCACGCATTCTAATGGTTGCATAATCTACCCTGTAATCGCTTTTGCTTTATCTGTTAGCTCTTTTGCTAAACTATTTAATCCTTTTGCTTCCTCTTTTAGAGCTTTTGCTTGTGCAAGAAAGTCAGCTTTTTGTTCTTCAGGTGTAGGTTCAGGTATTTCATCAGCAATAAGTCCCATATCAGGATATGCTGCATTTACTACATCGATAGTAATGTCAAATTTTTCTTTTAACAATCCATCTTTAGCTAGACAAATCATTTCTGCTTCTTTTAAATCTAATGCTTGTAGCATTTCAATAAACAAGTTTTCTCTTTTTAGCTCAGGTAATTGTTTACCCTGTGCAGAATCTACAAAGCTAGGAAATAGTTTCAGATACGACCATAAAGCTTGTGGTGAGTCACCATCTTTTTCTTCTTTATCAAAAGGTGGTTCACCTTCAGGTAGTAATGAGTTAATTGAGTTATCAAAATTCCATCTAA